TGCTGTTCTAAGAGGCTGATATGCTACATCTGCTACTGATACAGCTTCTTCTGGTGTTATTGTACCTACACCTAAACCAGTTCTTACTGTGTATGGTTTGAATAAACCAGCATACTCTGCTTGAATATCTTTACCTCTTTGCTCTAAGCCTTGTTCTATTTCTTGTAGAGCAGTGTAGTCTATACCAGCTCCTACGAGGTTCTGTAAAGCTCCTCCAAAGCCTTCACCAAATACACTCTTTAAATCTATACCAGCAGTAGCTAAAGCTCCTCCTACTGTTTTTACTACATTTTTAGCACTTTCAGATAAGTTACCTAACACTCCTCCAGACTTAGCAATCTCTGTTGATACTGTGCTTGCATCTGCTGCTGATATTATACCATCTTCTACAGCTTGATTTAATGCTTCTTGTGATCTTGCTATATTAGCTGCTGGTGAAGCATCAAAAGAAGTTACTGTTGGATCTCCTATTTGTTCATAACCACCACTAGAACCAATATTATAATTAGTTGTTGTTACATTCCCTAAAGCATCATATTCAGTAGTTGTTATTCCTGTACCTTTTCCTATTACATCTCCAGTAGCAGTATCAATCATACCCTGCTCAAAAGTTGTAAGTTTAGCAGCAGGATTAACTAATAAACTTTGATTTAACTGGTCAGTCAAAGCAGATTCTGGTATTCCATTTTGATTAAATACTTGTTGATAACCGTCTGAGTTTGTTTGTATTGTGTAACCATCTTCTCTTAATTGATTAGCAAAAGCCTGTGGTTTACTAGCATCACCTATAGGTATTTCAACTCCTAATGGATTATTACCATTTAACCAGTTCTCAGGAACTCCTAGCTCAACTAATTTTTCACCTACAAAACCACTCTTTAAACCATAAGTAGTAGCTCCTGCTAATATTGCACCTATAGCTGCTGATTTAAAATCACCGCCAGCAGCATAACCGCCTACACCTCCTAAAGCAGCTACGCCAAGTGCTTCTGCACCTACTGAAGTTGAAGCTAACTTACCTCCAGATAATACATTTCCTAATTTACCTGTAGCTCCAAAACCGCCTAAAGCAAAACCACCTACCATTACAGCAGCACTTATTAATCCTTTATCAGATGTGTCTTTGTATAAAGGATAAATCATAGGAGTGCCATCTTCCATAAACTCTACGTTTAAATCAGCACCACCTTCTACATTTGAATATAAAGAACCAAACTTAGTAGACTCTTCACCGCCAGATAAACCACCATACAATGTACCACCACTTTGAAACAAGGCTACTTTTTCACCAGTCTTTTTATTATACAATTCAGTCATTGTATTAGGCAGAGTTGCCATATACATCTTTTCTGTACCGCCTAAACCTAAAGATTTTGTACCCACTTCTTTAACTAGACTAGGGTCTACTTCTATAGTTTTTGTACCAGTACCGCCAAAACCAACCATACCAGTAGTATATCTATATTTTGTTTTACCAGTGTTAGGGTCAGTAAATTGTTCTACTTCTACATTCTGTTCAGAAACATCTACAGTTCTTTTACCTAAATCATTAATATTCTGTAAACCAGCTTTTTCAAATTCTTTTGCTATTTTGTCATAGATATAATCTAAATCACCAGGATTCATATAATCATATCCCATTAACTTTAAAGCATCTTTGTGTTCATTAAATTGTTGTTTTAATGTTAAACCACCCTCTCCTACGCTCTCACGAGCCTGTGTCTG